CAGATCATATGGCTGCTCAAATTGAATTTGAGTTATGGAATAATTCAGCTAATCCTTCTTCTAAACCAGCAAATGCTACTAAAGGTGATAAAACACTTAGAGCAGCTAAAAAAGTAAACACACAAAATAACCCAAAATTAGCGTCAGCAACATTAGATGTTATAGATTCATTCTTTAAAGATTAATTATGATTACACTTAGTATAATATTAACAGTAGTAATAACAGCTTCTTTTTTTATGATTAGAAATTTAATTGTAAAAAATGAACGTTTAGAAGATTTTATCACTAAACAAAGTGAAGCAATAGTAGCTTGTAGTGTAAGATTAAAACAATTAGATCAAAAAGGTTCATTTCGTGCCGATGATGAAATTGGATTCTTTTTTAAAGCAGTAGAAGAAATACAAGAAGCTCTAAACGAGTTTACCCTTAAATAAAAATTAGTAAAAACCACATGTCAAAACTTAAGTATGCCCCTAAGCCTCCTCCAGAACCAGTAGTTATTGAATCTTCTGAACCAGGACCTAAAAAAAGAGGAAGAAAAAGAACAAAAAAACAATATTTTACACCAGATACAGATGCAGCTATAAAAGAATATTTAGCTACTTCTAATCAAGAAGAACGAGATACTATTTTTGCAAGAAGAATACATTATCCTTTTTATAAATTAGCTGAAAATTTAATTCATACATTTAAGTTTTACTATACAGAAGTAGATGATTTAGAGGATTTAAAACATGAAGTAATTTGTTTTCTTTTAGAAAAATTAGATTATTTTAAACCAGAAAAAGGAACTAAAGCATTTAGTTATTTTTCAATTGTGGGTAAAAATTATCTTATCTTATATAATAATAACAATTATAAAAAGAAAAAAGCAAAAGTAGATCCTACAGCAGCTGATGATGATGATGGGGTATTAAGACAATTAGGTAGAGATGAACGTAAACAAGATATAAAAGATTTTATTGATTTCTTTACAGAATATATTGATAAACATATGTTTACAATGTTTAAAAAAGAAAAAGATAGAAAGGTATGTGATGCAATAAATGTACTTTTTCAACGTAGAGAAAACTTAGAAATATTTAATAAAAAAGCATTATATATCTATATTAGAGAAATGACAGGCGTAGATACTCCTGTAATAACTAAAGTTACAAAAATTCTTAAAAAACTATATAAAAAGCTCTATACAGAATATGCTGAAACAGGTTATATAAGAGTTTAATCTTTTCCATATTTATAATAAAACATATGGATCCATTAAATCAATTAATATTTGATGATACTTCTTTCTCAGATTTATTGAAAGAAATTCACGGCAACCAAAAGAAAAAAGCAAAACAACTTGCTTCTTTAATTGCTGAATTACGTCCTTTAGTTCAATCTTTAGGTGATGCTACTGTAGTAGTTCCTCTAATTAAGGAATATATGGAAATTAGTGTTAAAAACGATGACCAGTTAATTAAAATGGCAGCTATTGTACAACGTTTATCAACATCATCTTCTTCAGGGGGAGACGGAGGATTACTAACTGAAGATGAAATGGCTCAGCTTCAAGAACTAACAGAAGAAATAGCAAAAACAGTTGAATCTGAACCTAAACAATTAAATAAACCGAAAGAACAAAATGGGATATAATATAAGCTCAGGAAGAACAGGAGGTGGGGGAGGAGGATCTACAGGAGTTGCTTTAACTTCTGTAAGGGTAATAGATATTATTTTAGACGAAAGTCACCCAAGATGGAAAGAATTGGGAGGATGGGATTCATTAGGGACTATATTTTACACAGGAGTTGTTGAAACTACTAGTACTACTAAACCTGATAAAAACAACGCAGCTAGACCTTTATACTCTAATATAAAACAATATCCCTTAAAAAATGAAATAGTAATTATATTAAAGGGAGCCAATAAAGATATATATGGTTTAAATAAAGACCAAGACACATATTACTTATCTACAGGAGGTATTAATATATGGTCTCATCAACACCATAATGCATTACCAACTGCAAATTCTTTAAAAGGAGAATCAGGCGAATCTACCGTTCAAGATTATAAATCTACAGAAAATGGTATGACTAGACAAGTCACTGATGGAAGTTCTGATATAAATTTAGGAAATTATTTTAAAGAACAACTAAATGTAAAACCTTTATTACCATATGAAGGTGATTATATTATGGAAGGTAGATATGGTAACTCTATAAGATTTGGTGCAAGTATTAAAGATGATGTTATACCTGAAAGCAACAAAAATGATTGGTCTCAAGGAACTGAAGAAATAGGTACACCTATTACTATTATTAGAAATGGTCAATCAAAAAAATTAGATGATAAAGGATGGGTACCTACTATTGAAGATATTAATAGAGATGATTCTTCTATTTATATGACCTCTAACCAAAAAATATCTTCATTACAAGTAGCATCAGTAAATTTTCAATCTTATTTATCTGAAATAGTACTACCAACAGATCCCCTAACAGAATTAACAGATCCTCCATTACCTGAAATTAAACAACCAGAAACTCCAATTAAACCTACTGAAGAAGAAATTGAAGAAGAAACAAAACAACAAGATAATGAAGATACACCTCCTACTCCAGAAGTAGAAGAAGAAACACTAACAGAAGAACCAGTAGGAGAAACAGATTCACTTTCATTTTTTGATGAAATGACAGAATCAGGACAAGCATCAGAAGATGATTTTGTAGAATATCAGTTAATACATGAAAATACAGTAGTAGGAGGTTCAGAAGAAGATCCAGTAGTAGAATCAGATCCTAGCAATATACCTGATCCTGTTTCTACTCCTAATAATGAGGGAGCAGAAAAACATGAACAAGAAAATAAAGAAATAAAAGAGGGTAAAAAATCAAAAGGATATCCTTATACACTTACTAATAAACATGGTAAAGAAATAACAATGGCTGCTCCAAAATCATGGAGTCAGCTTAGTAAAAATTTAGGTCCTACAAGTACTAGAATAAAAAAATTATTTATCCATACAACAGCAGGTAATATTAAGGATAGTGCAGTAGATGTTATGAATTATTTTTTCCATGGTAGAAAATGGGGAACAGGAGGATATCATTTTTTAATAGAAGCAGATGGGAAAGTAACCCAAATATATAAAGATAGTCAAGTTACTAATGGAGTTAAAGGTTCAAATTCTGAATCAGTGCATTTTTCATGGATTGGGGGATATGATTTTAAAGAAGGAAGTAATATGATGACTAAGGGACAAGCAATAACTTTAGTAGATATGGTTAAATTTTACTGTAAAAGATATCCAAGTATAGAAGTATTTGGTCATAATCAAGTGGCTCAAAAATCATGCCCTTGGTTTTTTGTACCTAAATTTATGACAGAATTGGGATTAGAGAAAAACAGAGGTATAACTAACCCCCAATGGCAACTTAATATGAGTGCTTTACCTGAATACCAAAAAGTAGGACAACAAATAGCAAAAGGAGAATATCCATTTAAAAATTTATAATATGTTTATACCAATTCAACCAGACATATACCAAGGAAAACAAGTAATAATAAATTCAGATAGATTATTATTTAATGCAAAAACAGATAGTATTTTATTATTTTCAGATAAAATTATAGGTTTTAGTACAAATGGTAGTTTTCATTTTGACACAAGTGATTTAGATGGAAATAAATTTGTAGTAAATGCTCCTAACATATATTTAGGTTTATTACAAGATAAAGATGACCCACAAAAAAAGGTATACCCAACAGAACCAGCATTATTAGGAGATAAAACAGATGAATATCTTAATAATTTATTAGATATGATGGATTCTTTAATTGATGTATTAGTAGGACAATATACATTAGTAGCTCCAATAGCGGGCCCATGTGCTCCTTTTGGTGGAAATGAAGGATGTTTTGCAACTGTAAGAACAGCCATCTCAGATTTAAAAGAAGAAATAAAAGATATAAAAAGTAAACGAATTAAATTAGTATAATATGTCAGTAGCAGGCCCAATAAGAAGTTTATTACAACAACAAGATAAAGCTCTTTATCAAGTTAAAAAAAAGATTAAAGAACAAGGAGCAAAACAAGTAGGTAAGGTAAAAGAAAAATTACCTTCAACACAAGAAATTAAAGATAAATTTAAACCAGAAGCAAACGCAACTACATGTAGTATAAATGGTTTAAAAAAATCTCAAAAAAATTATGATAAACTTAAAAAACTATTAAATACTTTAAAAAAAGTAGTTGAAGGAGCTACAAAAGCTTTAAAAAAGATTAAAGAAATATGCGATAAAATAATGGCAGCAATCCAAAAAATATTAAGTATTTGTGGAAAGCTAGCAGCATTAGTAGGAGTATTAGGTACTGTTATATCTGTAGCAAAAGTAGTATTATTAGGATTAGGTTCTGTAATGGCTCCTCCACCAACAGGAGGAGTTTTAATAGCTCCAGGAACAGCAATATTTTTAAAAGATAAATTAGACGCTGCAAAAGGTCTTATAGGAGGTATTAAAGGTGTAGTAGCAACAATCCCAAAATTACTTGAAAGATACACAGGTAAAGCCTTAAAATATATAGGATATATAGCTGCAGCAATAGTAGCATTAGCAGCTATAAAAAATATTATAAACTTCATAATAGGATTATTAGAAACTTTATTTTTAGGACAATTATCAAGTTGTGCAGCCTTTAATGAAAATGATGACACAACAGATAATGATGGAAACGTACAAACTAATAATAATGGACTCCCAGGTACTGATGGAAATTCAGGAACAGGAATTCCTGGTTGGGTATTAGTTTCTAATGGAAATAACCCATCATCTATTCCTTCACCAGGATCATCTACTTCCCCTACAGAATTACCCCCTAATCCTGAAAGTCCATTTACATCAGATAATGGAGATATATGGCAATTTAATCCAGGAGGACAAACAGCAGCTGATTTTTTAAATAATATAGGATTTACACAACAAGCCATAGAGGATGGAGCTGATCCTTTTGATTATTCAGATGATTTAGCAGATTATTATGAAGAACAATTAAATATCTTAACACTTCGGGGAAATTCAGAAATAATTGAAAAAGTATATAATGCTAATTTTCAAATGTTAGGATATAGACGCTATAAAGTTTAAAAAAATTATATTTATTAACAAATACAAACAAACATGAAAGCAAAAACTTTTGAAAATCTAATTAGAAAAGTAGTTAGAGAAGAAATCGATTATGCGTTACGTAGAGAAATTAAAACACTCAAAGAAGATTTACGTGATGAATTAAAACCAACAATAGTAGAATATACTGAAAAAGAAACTAATGTTCTACAAAAATCATCTTTAAAAGAAAAAATAATGGGAAAACAACCCATAAAACAACGTACAAAACAAACATTTTCACAAGATAATACATTAAATGATTTATTAAATGAAACAGCTCAAGGAAGTACAAATTTAAGTTCAGGTAATGCACCTGTAAGTTTATCACAACCTTTTGCAACAGGAGCTCCTTTACCAATGGATACAACAGGTATGCCTAGTTCAGTAGCAGATGCAGTTACAAGAGATTATAGTGGTTTAATGAAAGCAATAGATAAGAAAAAAGGATTATAATAAATGCCTACTATAGATAACTACATAAGAATTAATCCGCTAGATTTAAATAAAAATGTAGCTATAGGAGTAGCGTTTCCTTTTNATGCTGATGGAGTTTTTAATCAAACACTCACCCAAAAAGAACAAGTAAAAAGTAATTTNATAAATGTATTACTNACAGAACCNGGTGAAAGGGTAAATTTACCTGCTTTTGGTGTTGGTTTAAAGAATTTATTATTTGAAACAGAAATAGATACAAATAATTTAGAATCTAGAATAGATAATCAAGTAAAAATATATATACCGGAAATAACATTAATATCAGCTAATACAACATTTTCACCAGATGAACATATATTATATATAAAAATAGTGTATAGATATAATCCTTCAAGTGAGGTAGATGCTGTACAATTAAACTTTAACGCACAAAGATAATGGCATCATATTCAAAAACATCAAATAAAACACAAGATAAAGACGTTAAATATTTAAATAAAGATTTTAATTCTTTTAAATCTCAATTAATAGATTTCACTCAAACTTATTATCCTAATACTTTTAATGATTTTAGTGAGGGATCTCCAGGTATGATGTTTTTAGAAATGGCAGCTTATGTAGGAGATGTTTTATCTTTTTATACAGATACTCAATTACAAGAATCATTTTTATTATTAGCTCAAGAAAAGGAAAATTTATTTAACTTAGCTTATGCTTTAGGATATAAACCTAAAGTAACCACAGCCGCTTCTACTAATGTAGATATATTTCAATTATTACCCTCTAAATTAGTAAGTGGGGTATATAAACCTGACTTTNACTACACATTAATTNTAAACGAAAATTCTACATTTCAATCAACAGATGGAATAGATTTTTACTTAGAAAATCAAGTAGATTTTGGCTTTTCATCTAGTTTTGATCCTACTACAGTTAGTATCTATCAATATGATGGATCAAATAATCCAGAATATTTTTTATTGAAGAAAACATCATTAGGGGTTTCTGCTAAAATAAAAACACAAACCTTTAGTGTGGGAGCAGCTGAACAATTTAAAACATTAACTTTATTTGATACTAATGTTATTTCTATAGAATCAATAATAGATGCAGATGGAAAAGTATATAATGAAGTACCTTATTTAGCTCAAGATACAATATTTGAAGAAGTACCTAATACTGGTGCTAATGATCCTGAATTAAAAGGATTTAATCAACAAACTCCATATCTTTTAAAATTAAAAAAGGTACCAAGAAGATTTGTATCTCGTTTTAAAACAGATAATACATTAGAAATACAGTTTGGATCAGGTATTTCAGATAAAGCAGATGAAGATATTATTCCAAATCCAGATAATATTGGGTTAGGAATTAAAGATGGAAGAAGTAAATTAGATGTAGCTTATGATCCTTCTAATTTTTTATATACAAAAGCATATGGACAAGTCCCTTCAAATACATCCCTAACTGTAACTTATTTAGTGGGAGGAGGGTTAGAATCAAATGTTAGTTCAAATACTATAACTAAAATTGAAAAATTAAATACAAGTAATAAACCTAATATAAATCAAGGTTTATTAACTTTTATAAAAAGCTCAGTAGCAGTTACTAATCCTGAAAAAGCAGTGGGAGGAGGAACAGGAGATTCAATAGAAGAAATAAGAATGAACGCAATGGCAGCTTTTTCAGCCCAAAAACGAACAGTTACAAAAGAAGACTATTTAATTAGAACTTTATCTATGCCTGCTCGTTTAGGAAGAGTAGTTAAAGCATATATAATACAAGATGACCAAATATCTCCATTAACAAATGAACCAAATAGAATTCCTAATCCTTTAGCTTTAAATTTATATACTTTAGGATATGATAAAAATAAAAAATTAACAACATTAAACACAGCTACAAAAACTAATTTATCAACTTATTTAGAACAATATAGGATGCTAACAGATGCAGTTAATATAAAAGATGCATTTGTTATTAATTTTGGGATAGATTTTGAAATAGTAACTTTTAAAAGTTATAATAATGAAGAAGTAATACTTAATTGCATAACAGAATTAAAAGAATTTTTTAATATAGATAAATGGCAAGTAAATCAACCTATTATAATTTCCGAAGTTTATAATTTATTAGGAAATGTTTTAGGAGTACAATCTGTAGAAAGTATTTCTTTAAGTAATATTAATGGAGTTGACGTAGGATATTCACAATATAAGTATGATTTTGGTCAAGCAACTAAAGGAGGAATAATCTACCCATCACTAGACCCAAGTATATTTGAATTAAAATTCCCTAATTCAGACATTAAAGGTAGAGTAACAACTTATGGCTATAATGCATCAGGTATAACAACAGGCAACACTTCAGGAGGATCAACTGGCGGAGGCGGCAGCGCAGCAAGTTCAGGTGGTGGAGGAGGTGGCTACTAAAAATAATAAAAATGGCATATTACTTTATATTTCCCGAAATTGACACTACAATATACAGTCACCCAGACAGAACTAAAATGAATACTGGGAATGATGAAATTCTTGAAATTGTAAAAGAAAAAGGAAGTTCAGACCAAAGATATTATCCCTCAAGAGTTTTAATTAAATTTAAAAATGAGGAAATCAAATCAACAATTTCAGATAAAATAGGTTCCTCCACATTTAATAATGGAACCTCAAAAGTATCGTTACAACTACTTTCAACAGAACATAAAAATTTAGTAAATATTCTTAATTTAGAAGCATTTGCTGTTTCCCAATCATGGGATGAAGGAACAGGTAGATTTTCAAACTTACCTACAAGTTCAAATGGAGCAACTTGGGTTCATAGAGACAATGACACAACAAAAACTCAATGGACAACATCAAGTTTTGCAGTAGCTACTACAGGATCAATAGATGCCTTGGGTATTACAAAAGGTGGAGGGGTTTGGTATACTGGTAGTGCTTTTCAAGGTTCTCAACAATTTTTAAAAGGAGATAACTTAGATACAAACATAAATGTAACTTCAATAGTACAAAAACACTCAGCAAGTCTGTTCGCTAATAGCACTTACCCAACAGGTATAGATAATCATGGTTTTTTAATAAAACAACCAGACTCAGTAGAACAAGATACATCTAGTAGTTTTGGTGAAATGAAATATTTTTCATCTGACACACATACTATATTTCCTCCTAAATTATGTTTTAAGTGGGATGATAGTATTCATAATTCACAATCATTAGCTAAACAAAATGGAGAATTAAGTGTTTCACTTTACAGAAATCAAGAAGAATATAACCAAAATGATGAGGCATTTTTTAGAATTCACGTAAGAGATAAATATCCTACAAGACAATTTACTTCATCCTCAAATTATTTAAATCCAGGATATTTTACAACATCATCTTTTTATAGCGTAAGAGATTCTCATACAGAAGAAGAAGTTATCCCTTTTGATGATAGTTTTACAAAAATAAGCGCTGATTCAGAAGGAATGTATTTTAAAATATTTATGAATGGCTTACAACCTGAAAGATATTATCGTGTTTTATTTAAACACACAAACGACGAAGGAACAATAATATATGATGACAATTATCATTTTAAAGTAGTTAGATAATGGCAGAAGAAAGTATAAAAATATCTAAAAAATTATATAGTAGATCTGACGTAAATAGTGTCTTAGACCTATCATTTAGTGAATTAATACAAACAGATAATAGAAGTTCTGATGTTAAAATAAAAAATCTTTTTCAAACATATGATAGTCTTTTTTATGATATACCTAAAACAGGAAAATTATCACATTTAACTTTATTTATTCAAAGTAGAGATTATATAAATGATTTTTATGACCCTAAAGATGATCAAATAGAAGCATTATTAGATAGAATAGAAACTCTAGAAGATGAATTAGTAGAATTATCAAATGCAAAAGTATCTGTAGAAAAAGAACACCCAGTTTATAGTAATGGTACTTTCTTAAAAATAGAAGGTGGACATTCATTCTTTATGTATAAGGGAGAAGCCCGCAGAGTAAGATCAGCAGTAAAAAAGATATTAAAACAAAAATATCAACCAGGTAGAGACACTGATGAATACCAAGTTATTTTATCTTCAGCAGCAGATTTACCTTCTCGAGGATATCCAGATTTAACAACGGCATCTGATTTAAATAACTTAACATAATGGCAGAAAAAATTGAAAAAATAGAAGATTTTAAATTTAAGCCTACTCAAGTTGCTTCTAGAGAATTAACAAGAAAATTTGGAAGAGATGAAGACTTCGCAGAATTACATATATTATCTTTAAATGATCAAACGTTACAATCTAATTTAAACTTTACATCATATAATTTTCCTCCTGAGGGAATAGACACAGAAGGTTTATTTAATGAAATTAATATGGATCCTGTTACCGAATTAGGTAAATATGGGTATATATCTGGAAAATATAAAATTAAACTAAATTTACTCCGAAGAAAAATACTAAATACTTCAAGTTTATTATTTTTTATAAATGAAATATCACCATCAAGGACAGAATTAAAATTAAAAATAAATACTTTACATAATAATTCTCAAACTATATCTTCTGTAAGAAATTTTATTAATGAAGTAGAATCAAATATATTTTTTAAAGATTTTGGACTTAATTTTAATAAAGGAAATATAAATACAGCAATTAATATTGCTTTAGATGAAAGAAATATAGATCCTGAAATTTTAATTAAACTTTTAAATCCTCTTCCCCCTAACTTTATAGTTAATGATGAGTTAAATATAGTAGAAGAAATAATAGACCCTACAGTATTAACAATAGATTTAGGAATATTACAATCAGAAGATAGTTCTATAGCTTTAAGAGGTCCTAATTTTAAAATAGATACTAGATTAAATAGTTCTATTCCTTCTTCTTTTAAGACATATGATTCTATATTAAATAATGGTTCAATACTATCTTCTTCTTATAATCAACTTTTAAATAGACTAGAAAATAGAGAAATACCAGAAATACCTTATGATTATATAAGACCTATTTCAGAAAGTTTAGAACCAGAAGATAGACCCTACCATTTTGAAAATTTTGTTAATTTTAGTAGCGCAGAAGAACGTTTAAAAAACTTTGAATATAAAATAAAATTAGTTGAATTATATGATTCTCAACTAAATAATATAGGAACAATAACAGGAAATACATCTGCATCCTCTTTTGTATTAAACGATAAGACTTCAATTAATAATAAAAGAGATAATTTATTAAAAGGTCTTGATGGATATGAAAGATTTTTATATTATACTTCAGGAGCTTTTGCATACCCTAAAACTAATATTACTGCTCCTTTTAATTTATATCCAGTTTCCTCATCAGAAGCAAAAACATGGTTGGGAAGTGAAGAATCATCTAATTCTTTTTATGGTGGTCAATTATTATCTGCTTCCTTATATGATAGAGAAAATCAAAATAATTTAGAAAGATTAGTACCTAACCATATTTTAGATAATGAAGATAACGAACAATATAAATTATTTATTAATATGGTGGGTCAACATTTTGACCAAGTATGGGTACATATAAAACATCTTACTGAAATAAATGATACTCATCATACAAAAGGTATTTCAAAAGATTTAGTTGTTTTTACTTTAAAAAGTTTAGGAATAGAAGCCTTTGACCAATTTGAAAATTCAAATTTAATAGAATACATTTTGGGAACAGGTACTTCAGGTAGTGCATATTATGATGTACCTACAAACCAAACCCTAGTAACAGCTTCAAATGCCGGTTCTATAGCTAAAAAAGATATATCAAAAGAAATATGGAAACGTTTATACCATAATGCTCCACATCTTTTAAAAACTAAAGGAACAGAAAGAGGATTACGTGCTTTAATGAGTTGTTATGGGATTCCTTCTACATTATTAAATGTAAAAGAATATGGGGGATCTACATCAGATAAAACAACATATCAAACATTTACTTATGAAAAATCGGGGTTAGCACTACAAGGAAATTCAGGAGCAAATGGTTTTTTTATTAAAACAAATTTCTCTTCATCAGAAGGACATATATCCGAAAATTTAGTAGGATCTACTATACAATTTAGAGCAAAACCCCATAGAACAAATAATACTCAAATCTTATTAACATTGTCTGGTTCTACTTTAGATGGTGTTTATGATCCAAGTAGAGATCACATTGTAACTTTAGAACCCTATAGTTCTACCGCTAATGACATGTCTTCATCAGGAGATGCTATACAATATGGTAGATTAAATTTAACAATAGATGAATCAACAACATCTACAGATTATTTTCCAATATATAATGGTGATTTTTGGAATATTAATTTATCCGCAGAATATAAATTCACATCAGATACAGCTTCTTTAAGTATAGGAGCTAGACAAGCTAATTTTAATAAAAATGTATTTAAATATGAAGCTTCAGTTGA